GCTGCCGGTTGCGGGGGATCTCGTTGGGTTCGGGGACCCCCGGGGGCAGTTCGGGGCCGACCCCGCCGGACGGCGGCATCCCCGCCGGTGGGGCGCCGTGCGGTCCGTTGACCGCGCCGATCCCGGCGGCGCGCATGGCGTAGTACCCGGCCTCGGGGTTGCCCGGCCCGGGTGCCGCCGGTCCCGGCGACGACAGCGGCGACACGGACGGACCGGAGGACGGCCCGGCGCCCTCGGCCTCCATGGCCTGCTCGGGGCCGGGTGGCATCGGCTCGGGGCCCTGCGGCGGCATGCCGGGGGCGGCGCCGGGCGGCAGCGCCAGGCCGCCCATCTGCTGCTCCATCATGGCCTTCTGCATCTCGATCTGCTCGGCCTGCATCCCGGCCTGGGCCTCCCCGGCGACGGCCTGGGCCTCGCCCAGTTCGGTCTGGGTCTTGCCCTGGCGCAGTTGCAGCGTCGACATGAGGTGCTGGGCCAGTTCGGGCGGGTAGGGCAGGTTCTGCTGGTCGCACAGGTCCTGGACCTTCTTCATGGCCTGGGCGGTGGCCATCAGCTTGGCGACCGATTCCTCGGCTTGGCGCTCCAACTCCTGGTCGAACTCCATGTCGATGTTGACGGCCAGAGTCTTGTCGGAGACCGGCACGCCCATCGCCTTGAGCTGGCTGATGAAGGCCCGCTCCTGGGCCTCGTCGCGCAGGTTCAGGGTGTTGTGCGATACCAACCCTGCCGTGACATGGGTGTGGGTGCTGGTGATGCCTAGGGTGACGATGTCGCCGCCCTCGGCCAGCGGGGTCACCGACGTAACCTGATCCCACTCCACCGGGCGTGGGGTTTTCCGCCCCCGCGTGGTTGGGCGGGCCATGTCGTCCAGTGCTGCGGTCTTGCTGCCGATCATCGGCGACAGGGTGTCGCGCAGCATCTGGAAGTAGTGGTTGTTACTGACCGTCAGGTGGTTGACCGATTGCACGCCGGGATTCTTCTGACCGTCGTAGCGGTAGGCGTAGGAGCGCACCTGGGCGCGGATGGCCAGTGACTCAAACAGCACCTGGCAGTCGTCCAGAAGGGCGCGGTTGACTGACGTGATCTTGAGACCGGAGGTGCGGCAGGCGTAGCCGTCCGCGTCGAAGTAGCCGGACAGGAACGCCGCCCGGCCTTTGGCTCCCGCCGTCCACACCATCGGTGGCACCCGCTTGGTGTGACCGTTCTTGCCCCACATGCCTTGCTCGCGCAGCAGCGTGTGCAGCGGGTTGCGGAGCGCGTTGCCCTTCCACGGTGCGGGCCGGACGAACGTCCGGTACCAGACCTTGTCGGTGCGGGCATCGGTCTTGCGGCGGGCGGTCAGGCCCATCCGCTCGGCCTGTTCGCAGACGAACGCATCCACCCCAGGGTCGCTGACCGACAGCGACACATGGGTGGTGGAGTAGTTGCCGTCTCCCACCAGCAGACCCAGGAAGCGCAGCATGTCCAGGTCGTCATCGGACTCGACGTGCGCGGCCAACTGACCGGCAGAGGTGCGGATCAGGCTGTCGGTGGTGAGACTCCCAGCCACCATCCACCCCCGGTCAGTCCAGAACGGGTGATCGGCGGTGCAGCGCACCGTGCGACCCGTGGCGGTGGCTACTTCAACCAGCAGTCCACGGCGCTCAATGCCGGTGTGCAGGGCGGTGTCAACGACGTAGCCGGTGCCGTCCCAGGCGATGACCTTGTCACCGGGCTGAATGTCCTCGACGTTGCGCTGTCCAGTCGGGGTGAGCACCTGGGTGCCGGGCACCACGCAGGAGAACTTCACGTCGGGGATGAGCAGCTTCGGCACCTTGCGGATGTGCTCCTCGCCGGTCTCCTCGTCGTACTCGACGACCTCCCGGTAGATCGGGACGCGCACCCCGCCCTTGAGGTCGTAGTCGTAGTGGCCCTGCGCCTCGGCGATCACCTCGGCACGCTTGATGATGTGGCGCTTGAGGCTGTTCTGGAAGCCGGTCATGATCTGGGTGACGAACTCGCGGTTCAGCGCGCTCGAGGCGTAGGCGCCGCCGGTGCCGCCGGAGATCAGGGCCTCGCCGATCCCCCAGGCCTGCAACAGCTTCGTCTGGACCCGCTCGAAGTCGGCGTCCAGGTTGGGCACCGACTCGCGGCCGAACACGTTCTCGACCTTGAGTCCGAAGTTGTGCACCATCAGCCGGAAGTCGGCGGCCAGGGCGGCTTGCAGGTCGTCGCGGGTGTCGTCCAGTTCGGACTGGTCGGGGATCCACGGCTCCCCGTCGCCCATATTTTCAATGCCGAGGGTGGCCAGGACCAGCGGCGAGTACAGCCGGTCGGCGACCGCGTCCTGGGCGGCGTTGAGCGACTCCTCGGTCATCAGGGTGCGGAAGGAGCGGAGCAGGTGCGGGGTGCCGCGCTTGGCCCACGGGGTGGAGCGGTTGACGATCCGGGAGACCAGGGCGTCGGAGATGTCCAGGCCGTCGTTCTGCGAGGCGGCCTCGATGATCTCCGGGTAGTAGCGGACCAGGTCCTGGTACTCCTTGTTGCGTTGCAGGCGCTCGGACGGGGTCTCGTCGGAGTCGCCCATCCCGCCGCCGCCGTTGGGGCCCTGGCGCAGGTTCTCGACCATCTCCTTGACGAGGAGTTGGACCCGCTCGCGCTGGACGAACAGCGAACGGGAGACCCGGAGCATGTCGGGGTTGAGGATCTCCTCGCTCGACCAGACCCCGAGGCTCTCGTTGAAGTGGGCCAGCGAGGTCACCTCGCCGACGGTGAAGTACTCACGCCCCAACTGGTCGGGGAGGAACTCCATGTAGTTCAGTTCGCCGAGGAACATCTCCTCGTAGAACTTCTTGATCAGCGGGTCCTTGCTGTCGAACTCCAATCCGACGACGGGGAACTTGGAGTAGATGTCGATCAGCAGCGGGACCAGGTCGTGGGTGGCGTAGAAGAGCCGCGACCAGCGGCGGATGTCCTTGAGTTCGTCGTCGTCCTCGACGTTGAACGGTATCCCCTTGTCGGCCAGGGTGCCCAGCGGCTGGCGCACCTTGGGCAGCGCGATCTGCATGTTGGAACCCTGCATGCCGGTGAACTGGCGGCCGCGGTAGCCGCCGAGCTTGGAGCGGTTCATCGACGCGGTGAGGCTGCGGTTGTTGATCGCCGCCTGCATGTTCATCGCCTCGGCGCGGGCCTGGGTGGGGCTGTTGGGCATGGACGCGCCCATCCGGCGCAGCTTGGAGACCTCGTTCTGCCAGTTGGAGCCGCCGGTGTGGAGGAAGCCGGTCACAGGTCACCGCCGTCGGCGGGGATCTCGTCGACCCGGGTCAGGCAGACCTCGGTGTACCAGGCCTCGTCGGGGGCCTGGTCGTGGGCCTTCTCGGTGATGACGACCAGGAAGGTGGGGTAGATGGGGGTCGCGCCGTCCTCGAGGGAGGTCGACATGCGGCGGACGGTCCCGACGCCGTCGAGCACGACCGCCCCGGTCCGGGCCTCGACCACGTCGCCGGGCCGGAACGGCGGCCCGATCGGCGACCAGGGGGCCAGGAGCAGGAGCATGTTCAACTGGTCGCGGGTCGGCGGCATCGCCTCGGTGCAGGACAGGCAGAACGGCCTGTCGGTGCCGCCCTCGGTCCAGGCGATCTCGGTGAACCTCTTGCATCCGTAGCAGAGGTCGGTGTAGGTGTCGGCCATCGTGCCCTCGCCTTCCATCGGGCTACAGCCTACTTCCTCTTGTGCGGGATCGCGGGACCCTGCCACGTTCCGGCGGGTGTGCGTTTCGCCCAGTCCCTGGGCTGCTTGGGGATCCTGGTCGAGGCGGGCTTGGGTTTCCCGTAGGCCTCGGCGACAGGGTCGACGTCGTCGTCGTACTTCGTCCAGTCGGCCAGGCGCGCGATCTCGGCGAGGTGGCGCCGCCACGCGGCCTCGGCGCGCCGGGATGCGTGGCGTCCTCGCAGTTCGTTCAGGGCGTCCCGAACGCACCGGCCGCCCTGGTGATCGGCTTCCCTGTACCCGCAGTCGTCGCAGACCGGCCCGTCCACGGAGTCGGCGCACCCCGGGCAGACAATGTCCCCGGTGCTGATGCACTCCAGGTCGTCGGACGGCATGACCTCGTCACAGCGTTCGCATCCGGTGTCGCGGTTGCTGCCCACCGCGCCTGTGCCGTCGCACGTCCGGCACAGGTCGGCTCCTTCGTTGCCGTGGCCGCCGCAGTTCGGGCAGTCCTCAAACTCGTAGGACTCGGTGCGGATGTCGCCCGGCGTCACGCCGGGTTGGTGGTGAAGCTCGTGGCCCTCACCGGCCGCCAGGACGTCGTCGATGTGCGCCATGGTGTCCTCGTAGGACATTCCGCTGGCGGCGAGGCGCGCGAACAGGGCCGCGCCGGTCTTCTTGCGGCACGACTTGCTGGCGCACGGCTCGGTGCCGGGCACCCGCTCGTAGCCCTCCCAGCAGGTGCAGCCGCCCTTGGCCAGTTTGCGGTTGGCCTCACGATAAGCATCGTCATCCGGGTGCGGGGTGTTCATGCGCTTTTCGGCCCAAGCATCGGCGTCGTCTTCTTCTTGTCGCCGCTGCCGGTGCAGGTCTTCCTGCTCGTGCTCAAACCAGCGATCCGGTGCCGCCATCCTGCGGTTGGCCATGACCACACCGGGGCGCACCTCAATCTCGCGCGCGACGTACATGTCGGCGGTGTCGCTCGCCAGGTGGTGGCTGTCGCCGATGGCGTACACGTTCCACACCTTGCCGCAGCCGCAGGTCCTGTAGGAGGGGGCGGCGATCCTCTCCCCGCACGCGCAGGTGAAGGCCCGTGCCTCCTTGGAGACGTAGCCGTTCAGGCGGTCGTCCCAACGCCAGCCCTGGACGCGCCGGGTGAAGAAGCTGGCGGTCCTCGACGCGCCCTTGATGCGCGGGTCGTCGGGACCCGGGTTGTCGTCGGGGTCCCAGCCCCGGTAGGCGCTGGCCACGTCGTCGAGGCTCAACTCGCCGTCGCGGGCGTGGTAGTCGTCGATCGGGGGAGCCTTGCGGTTGCCCCGCGGCCCGTACCCGGAGACCTCGTCCTCGACCGCCCGCGCGGCGTGCGGGTCGTCGTCGATGGAAGACCGATGCTCCAGCTCATGGAACAGGGTGTCCCCGTAGTCAGACTCGGGGTTGTCCTTGAACTCCCTGACCAGACGTTCGGTGGGGTGGCCGTAGAACCGGTAGTCCATCACCGAGCCGGGGCAGCCCGGGCACAGGTTGTCGGCGCGGTCGTCGGAACCGGGGGCGGTGTGGCCGCAGCGCGAGCAGTGCAGCGTTGACGGGTCGGGACGCCCCTCGTCCTCGTCCCTCGGGCCGTCGAGGAAGAACCCGGCGGCCGTCCGGCGGCTGGCCTTGGTTGCCTTGGGCGCCTTGGGTTTCCGCAGCGTCGGGTTAACGGCCTTGACCGGCTTGGTCTTCGGGGCCTGCTTCGGCGCGTCCGGCTCGAAGCCCATCTCGCGGTGCAGGGCCGCCGAAGCCTCGTCGCCGATCTTCGGCTTGGTCGGGTTCCTGGTCTTCTGCATGAAGGTGTGGATGCCGCCCTCGCCGCCCGGGACGACGAGGCCGTTCTGGCCGCGCCACTTGATCCAGCGCTGGAAGCGGCTGACCGCGTCCTCGGCGCGTGCCGCGCCCTTCATCTTGGGCAGGTCGGTGGTCGGGTTGTTGTCGTCGACGCGGGGCTGGTCCCCCTCCCACTCGAAGTGGTCCATCGTCGGGGTGTGCACCAGGGTCTCCCCCGCCAGGCGGGGTCGGTCAAAAGGGAGGCGGCTCCCCGGGGCCGGGCCGAGCACGGACCTCATCCACACGTCGCGGTTGAAGCGGGGGTTCTCGGCGGCGAACATCTCGCCGATGTGCCTCACCGCCGCGCGGTGCTCCGGTCGTTGGAGGTGTTCGGGCGGGAGGAGTTGGAGCGCCTCGCGGACGTGCTCGTAGTTGCGCCGCCCCATGGCCTCGAGGAGCATGCGCTCGCCGCCGTGGGAGAGCCGGTAGCGGGAGGCGATCAGGGCGGCGGCATTGCGAATGCCAAACTCGACCTTGGCCTGACGGCGGGCCGCGTTCTTGAGGACGGCGCGCTTCTTGCCCTCGTGCGGCGGATTGTTCTTGAAGTACTCCTTGACTTCCTCCCGCTCGCGGGGGGTCATCGCTTCCCAATCCGGCTCGTCGTTGTCGGGGTAGGGCTTGAAGCGGTGCTCCCAACCACTGGCCTGGCGGCGTGCCTGCTGCTGCATCGGCGGTTGGCCGCCCGGCGCCTGCGAGGGGGCGACGTTGACCGTGCCCTCGGGCGGGGTGACGTCCATCGGGTGCTCGGCCTGCTCGACCTGCTGGGCGAACTGGATCGCCTGCAACGCCTGGGAGAGCGGGTCGATGATCTGCTGGTACTCCTGGGTCTCCCGGTCGATCATCTGCATGATCGCCTGGTTGGCGGTGTCCAGGAGGGCGTCCTCGGCCGGTTGGTCCTCCATCGGCTGGGGCGGCTGCGGGGGCGCCACGGCCTGGGAGCCGGGCGGCGGCATCATCG